GCCACAGGTACTCGCGTTGATCCCTATCCATATATTGGTATAGTTAAAAATAATCTTGATCCTACACGCAGTGGTCGCCTGCAGGTTTACATACCAGATCTAGGTGGACCACAAGATGAGCCTAACAACTGGCGCACAGTGAGTTACGCTAGCCCATTCCAAGGATATACTCCCTTAACAGAAAAAAGCACAGAAAAGCCCAGCACAGCCAATAGATTTGAAACTGTACATCATACCTATGGTATGTGGATGGTACCTCCAGACATCGGTGTGCAGGTAATAGTATTATTTGTAGGCGGAGATCCCTTACGTGGTTATTGGTTAGCCTGTGTGAACCCTCATCTGAGCCATTTTATGTTACCAGGTATGGCAGGAACACCCAATGTAGATCCTGAAACACTCAGTGCCAGCGAAAAGAAAGCCTATCTAAGCGGAACAGCGATAAATTTACCTACGGCAGAATTTAATGAATATACTAAAGATTTTACTAACGAAGCCTACTATAATAATAATAAGCCAATACACCGGATACAACTTGAAATATTAAAATTACAGGGCCTAGATAGAGATCCCATACGCGGTTCAATATCCAGTTCAAGCCAGCGTGAAAGCCCTAGCCATGTATTTGGTATATCGACTCCTGGTCGACCCTTGATCGATCCTGCCGACGATAAAGCAAAATATCTTGAACAGCTTAATACCGGTAACATAGATAAGAAATATCTGTTTGTCAAATCACGCAAAGGTGGACATCAGTTCGTCATGGATGATGGCGCAGCTTTGGGCGAGGATCAATTGGTTCGATTGCGCACAGCCAAAGGTCATCAGGTCCTTATGCATGACACTAATAATACGATCTATATTGGTCATGCAGATGGTGAAAGCTGGATCGAATTAAATGCTGATGGTGGAATGAATGTATTTACAACATCATCACTAAACATGCGAGCTAAAGGCACTATCAATCTACACACAGACAGTGATTTTAATCTAAATGCCGATGGTGATGTGAATATTTCTGCAGGTGGCAAGTTTGCTGTTAACAGCCAAGGTACTGAACTATTACAATCTTCCTTAAGCATAGAAAGCACAGGCAGAGTTGGTATAAAAACCGGTGGGGATTTCTTAGTTGATGCACAGGGCAAGATCAGCCTCAAAGCTGGCGGTATATTTGCCTCAGAAGGCAGTGGAATCTATCAGAATAGTGGCAAGACAGTAAGTATCCCTGCATTTAAACCTATACAGGTCAATAAACTGCCCGATACAGAGGACCAAGGCGGATATTGGAACATAGTGCCCGGAGCACTGTCTACTATAGTCACTGCTGCACCAAGTCATGAACCATATTTTAGAGGTGAGACTGGGGTATTCTTCCTACCGACAAGCCCTGGCATACAGCCCGGCGCTGCATGGTCAGAAGCAGTTGATGCTACTAAACAAGCACAGGATACAGGAGTGCAAAATCCTGCACAAGACAAAGATCTACGCAATCAACCTGCCTGTGATTGCAGTTTAGGTAATCTTGATAGTGATCAGCTGACAGCGTATTTTGCACAGATTGGCAAGAGTGAAAGCGGTGGTAACTATGCGGCAGTAAACACCATAGGATATGTAGGCAAATATCAATTTGGTTATCCTGCACTGATTGATACAGGCTATGTTAAATCAAGCTGTACATCAAATGCGCAACTACGCAATCCTAATGTGTGGACAGGTAAAGGTGGGATCGACAGCCTAGAAGCCTGGTTAGCTAGCTCAGCCGAACAAGAATCAGCTATGTGTGATTATACCAAACGTAATTACGCTACTATGTGCCGTATTGGTGCAGTTACAGCTGATCAGACATCTGAAGATGTTGCTGGTATGTTGGCAGTAAGCCATCTGTTAGGTCCAGGCGGTGCTAAAAAATATCGCCAAGGGCAGAATAGTGCAGACGCCTACGGCACCACTGGTGCTACTTACTTTAACAAAGGCAAGTATGCAGTCGCGGTTCTAGCACCTAAATTACCAGCTATAAATGCCGGATAAATATTATTATGGCTACTACATATAAAGGATTTAGCACCCAAGCAGGCAGCACAAACTTCCGCTTGACTGACTTTAATCTAATCAAACAAGACATATTAAATCACTTTAATATCCGCAAAGGTGAGAAGCTGATGCGCCCAAATTTTGGCACTATAATTTGGAACGTATTACATGAACCTTTTACTGAAGACCTAAAGAGTGTAATAACACAAGATGTTCAGGCTATTGCTAGCTATGATCCACGTGTTAGTTTTGATAATATTATCATCACAGAGTATGATCAAGGCATACAGATAGAGCTACAACTACGCTACGTTCAAACTAATCAGACTGATCTTATGCTGATGACGTTTAATGGTGATGCTAACAGACTCACAGCCAGTTAATTAACTACACAGTTTATTTTCCTGATAAATACTATATAATAGGAAAACAAGCATGGCGATTACCACCAGACAAACCAGTTTATTAGTTGCAGAAGATTGGACCAAGCTGTATCAAACTTTCCGTAACGCAGATTTCCAAAGCTATGACTACGAAACTCTGCGTGCTAGCATGATCAGTTATCTACAGTTATATTATCCTGAAGACTTTAATGATTTTATTGAATCAAGCGAATTTATCGCATTGATTGATATGATCGCTTTCCTAGGTCAGAGTCTGGCTTTCCGCGCTGATCTAAATGCTCGCGAAAACTTTATCGACACAGCACAACGCCGTGATAGTATCCTTAAACTAGCACGCCTAATCAGCTATAATCCTAAACGTAACATTAACAGCAAAGGCTATTTAAAATTTGATTCGATTAGCACTACAGAAACTATCTACGACAGCAACGGACTTGATCTAAGTGGCCTAGTGATCAACTGGACTGATGCGGGCAATGGTAACTGGTTAGAACAGTTTACTCTAATATTGAACGCCGCTATGGTTAACAATCAAAGCGTAGGCAAACCTAGTAATAGCCAAATAATCAACGGTATTACCAATGAAGAATATCAATTGAACTTAGTGCCAAACATACTGGCTAAATTCTCATTCTCTGCTACAGTAGCTGGTACACAAATGTCATTTGAATCAGTAAGTCCTACTAGCAGTGGCAAGACCTACATCTATGAAGCTAACCCTTATATCAATGCTCCGTTTAATATCTTATACAAAAATGACAACTTAGGTAATGGATCAGTCAATACAGGATTCTTCTTATATTTCGTCCAAGGCACACTACAAAGCCAAGATTTTACCTTTGCTGAAAGCATTCCTAATCGTGTGTATAGTATCAACACTAACAATATCAACAACAGTGATGTTTGGTTATACAGCCTAGACAGCAATGGCAATTTAGATATACTATGGGAACAAGTCCCAGCAGTAGCTAATACTAATGTTATCTATAATCAAAGCCAGAATAGAAATATCTATCAGATAAACACACGTGCTGGTGATCAAATTGATCTGGTATTTGGCGATGGTAGTTTTGCTAATCTTCCACAAGGTAATTTTAGACTTTACTATAGAACCAGCAATGCCTTGCAGTATAAAATCACACCTGATGAAATGCAGGGAGTTATTATTCCCGTTAACTATGTCAGCGCCAGTGGCCGTGTAGAAACACTTAATATTTCAGCTAGTCTACAATATACGGTAGCCAATGCAACCACACGTGAAAGCCTTGATGATATCAAGCAGAAAGCACCACAGCAATACTACACACAGAATCGTATGATCACAGGTGAAGATTACAATATCTTACCTTATACATTATTCAATGACATATTAAAAATTAAAGCAGTTAATAGAACATCAAGTGGTATCAGTCGATATCTAGATGTTATCGATGTCACAGGCAAATATTCCAGCACAAACATCTTTGCACAAGATGGTATGCTGTATCGAGACAGCTTTACTAATACATTTAGTTTTGATTACAACACCACCAATGATATCTATCGCGTGATCTATGATCAAGTGCAACCTATAGCTGAAGCACCAGAGACCAAACAGTTTTTCTACGCTGACTATCCATTGATAGCATTAAATGATATCTATTGGCACACATCAACTACCATTGCCAATGGTAGTACAGGATTTTTTGTTGACAGTAATGGCAAAATCTTGCAGATTGGATCGGCTGTGACTAGTAGTAATCAATACATCGTCCAAGGTTCGATCGTTCGTTTCTCAGCAGGAACCGGCAATTACTTCGATGCTAATAACTATGTTAAAGTAGGCACACCGAGCCAACCGGGTGACAAGTATTATATCTATGCAGCAATTGAGCTAGTAGTTGGAGATGGAACCAATGGCGGCCAAGGTAATTTGTCTAGTGGTCAAGGGCCAGTGACTATTAATGCTGTTATTCCTAGTATAGGTCTTGATCTGTCAGAACAAACTATCATCGGTGACAAAGTATTTGCAGTATTTAATAACAATTTTCCCAATAGCTTAGTAGCACAGATGGTCGGCTATATACAGGCCTTTGCTAATTTTGGTCTACGTTATGATGTACAATCAGGTATCTGGAAAACTATTACTCCACAGGATCTAAACACCGTAGATGCATTTAGTTTAACCAATGCAGGTGATACCAGTGGGCAGGCACTTGACTCTAGCTGGATTATCGCATTTGAAACAGTGGGGCAGACTTACACTGTTAGCTATCGCGGACTAAACTATGTTTTCCAAAGCGTCCAAGAAACTAATTTCTACTATGACGGCACTACTAAGATTTTTGATGCTGCTACAGGTATCACAGTTCGAGATCAGATTAAAGTATTAAAAGTCAATAGTAATCCTGACAACGCTAATCCGTTAGCCTTAGATTATATTTGGTATGTCTATAAGAGCGTAACAAATGTGGATGGATATGTAGATATCAACAAGATATTACTAACATTCTCAGACAGTGACAACGATGGTATTCCAGATAATCCAGAGTTGTTTGATCTGATAGTTAATCCAACAGTTAATACTGACAGCAAATATGTTTATTTTAAACAGACTGTGGGCTATGATAATTTTGCTGTTCAAGAACCTGTGGACAATACCACAGTGGTATCTATCTACAGTTCACTACGAGATGTACAGATATCAGCAACTCTATATCAAAACGGACAGCTATTCTACATATCTACCGATAATAAATTCTACAAACTTAGTGTAAATGGTGCGGTATATAACTTAGTAGAACAAACAGGTATCAACGGCACTGATTTTTATACAGCCAAATTTGGTCGACAAAGTCTATACTTTCAATACAGACACAACAGTCCAAACAATCGACGTATTGATCCAAGCCCAAATAATATTATAGACTTGTATATCATGACACAGCAATATGCTATTGACTATGTAGCATGGGCACAAGATATCACTGGTACTATAGTAGAACCAACAGCACCATCAAGTGAAGAATTAGAAACTAATTACAGCACCTTAGATAATTACAAAGCTATCAGCGACACGATCATTTATAATCCTGCGGCATTTAAACCATTATTTGGCAGCAAGGCAGATCCTACACTGCAAGCACAATTTAAAGTAGTTAAAAACCCAAATGTGGTCGTCAGTGATAATGATATCAAGACTTCAGTGATAGCAGCTATCAATCAATATTTTGATATTTCTAATTGGGACTTTGGTGAAACATTCTATTTCAGTGAACTAGCGGCTTATTTACATGTGCAACTAGTACCTAAGATTTCTAGTATCATTATAGTTCCTGCTAATCAATCAGAAGTGTTTGGTAGCTTGATGCAGGTTAATGCT